CGCGACGTGCCTGACGTCCTGCGGCAGATCGCGATCGAGTGGGAGGGCGGTGTATGAGCTGGTCGACGCGGCTGCGCTACGGGCTGGCGCGGATGTTCCTCAAGGCGGGCGGGCTCGCCATCGTGCCGCGCTGGGTCGACACCACTGTGCTCGATCCGACGTGGCGCGCGCTGTCCCGCGACGGCTACCGCCGCAACGCGGCGGTGTACGCCTGCGTCTCCACGCTGGCCTTCGATCTCGTCGAGCCGGTGCTGCGCTGCTACAACGCGCAGGGCGAGGAGATGGGCGCATCGCCATTGGCGCGGCTGCTGTCGCGACCGAACCCGATGCACTCGCAGCGCGAGTTTTGGACGCTCGTCGCCGTCTATGCGGCCGTCGGCGGCAACGCCTACATCCACGTGGTCCGCGACCGACGCGGCGTGCCGGTAGAGCTGTGGCCGTACCACGCGGGCCAGATGGTGCCGGTGCCGTCGACGGACGCCAGCGCCAGGATGTGGATCTCGCGGTACGACTACGTGAACGCCGACGGGACCGAGCAGCCGGTACCGGTCGAGGACGTCATCCAGATTCGCTGGCCGAGTGTCGATCTCGAGCAGCCGTGGGTCGCGCTGTCGCCGATCGTGGCCGTGGCCGCCGAGGTCGACGCGACCAACGAAGCGATGCGCTACGTCCGGGCGCTTTTGAAAAACGACGCGATGCCGCGCGTGGTGTTGCAGACGCCGGCGGGCCTGATGCTCGACGACACGGCGGTGAACCGCATGCGGGCCCAGTGGTCTGAGCGCTACGGTGGCGACCAGCGCGGCGGCGTGGCCGTGCTCGAGGAGGGCGTCACGCTGCAGCGCGTCGGGTTGTCGATGGCGGAGCTCGCGTTCGATGCGCTGATGCGCGTGCCCGAGGCGCACATCGCCGCGGCGTTCCGCGTGCCGGCGATCGTGGCGGGCCTGGGCATCGGTCTCGATCGCTCAACCTACAGCAACTACGCCGAAGCGCGCGTCAGCTACACGCAGCAGACGCTGATCCCGCTGTGGCGCATGTGGGAGGGCGAGATCCAAGCGTCGCTCGGCGATCCGTTCGGCGTCGTGGTCCGCTACGATCTGTCGCACGTCGCGGCGCTGCAGGAAGACCAGGCAGCGCGTGTGACGCGGACGATCAACGCCTGGTCGGCGGGCATCATCACACGCAACGAAGCGCGTCACGCGCTGATGTTGCCGATCGACGACGCGGGCGACGTGTACGCGCTGCCGACCTCGATGCAGCTGCTCGACGCGCAGCACAGCCCGGTCATCGGCATGCCGACGCTGACGCCGACGACCGACGCGCCACCGACGGCAGCCGACGCGCCAGTCGAGACGCGGGCCGCGCCCAGGGCGCCGCATCCGATCGCCGCGTACGTGGCGCCACCGATCGACGACGTGGCCGAGTCGATGTTCCGGCGACTGCGCCGCTATGTCGACGGGCAATATCGAACGGCGGCGGTTGAGCTCGAGCGCGTGGCGCAGCGCGAGATCGACGCCGAGCGGGCGAGGAACGTGCAATGACCGATGCGCCGTTCAATCCGTTCACCGGCGGCCTGACGCCAGCGCAGTCGGAGCTGGTGGTGGGGCAGCTCGACGACGGCACCGAGATCGCCGAGATCATGCGGCAGTTCTACCCGCTGCTGCTCGAGCGCGCGTGGGAGCGAGCCGGCGGCCAGGTGCAGCTCGGCCTGGCGTTTGACCTGCGCAACCCGCGGGTGCAGGAGACGATCGCCGGGCTGGCGCAGAAGGTGCGCCGCGTGGCCGACGTCACACGCGAAGAAGTGCGCGCCGTGCTGGCGCGTGTCGACGCCGAGGGGCTGAGCTACCAGCAGGCCGCGGAGTTGCTGCGCGGTGTCGTCGAGACGACGGCTGACGGCGTCGAGCTGCGGCCGTTCGACAGCGCGTACCGTTCGTTCATGATCGCGGTGACGGAGTCGGCGTACGCCTACAGCCGAGGCCAGGTACTGGCGTGGCAGGAGAGCGGCGAGGTCGATCGGATGCAGTGGGTCGCGGAAACCAACGCCTGCGCCATCTGCCAGGGACTCAACGGGCAGATCGTCGTGCTCGGCGCGCCGTTCGAAGGCGGGCGAGAAGTGCCGGCGCATCCCAACTGTCGATGTGCTTTGTCGCCAGTGCTGAGTGACTGATGCTATACTGACCACGACGGAGGGAACGGCATGGCTTGGGTAATCGGCGCGTCGCGCGATCTGCCACTCAACGATGATCTGCCGTGGGACGGTCCGGGCGCGGCTGCGCGCGTGTTCGAGCTCGCCATGTTCGACAGCGACGAGCCGGACGTCGAGCTGGCGCGGCAGGCGTTCCTCGTGTACGACGACGAGCGTCCGGAGCTGCGCGGCAGCTACAAACTCGGCATTGCCGACGTGATCGACGGCGAGCTGCAGGTACTGAGCAGCGGCCTGCGCGCTGCGGCGTCTCGACTGCCGCAGACCGCCGACCTCAGCGAGGATGTGGTCAACGAAGCGCGCGAGATCATTGACGGCTACGTGGCGCAGATGCTGGACGACGAAGAAGACGACGACAGCAGCGACCGCGCAAAAACGCTGCCAGCGATGCGCGAGACAAAATACGACGCACCGAACTGGCTGCGCGGCAACGCGGCGCGCGGGCTCGAGTGGTACAGCGAGGGCCTGGCGGGCGACGGCGTGACAGCGCAGACCGTGCGCGAAGCGCGGGCCATGGCCGGCGGCTTTGTGAGCGAGGACAAGGCCACGCGCATGGCCGCGTGGTTCGCGCGGCACATGACGGACCTCGACGCGCCGGCGGCAAACCCCAGCCACGATGACTACCCGTCGCCGGGCGTCGTGGCCCACGCGCTGTGGGGCGGCGGCACGCGGCGGCAGTCAGAGCGCGCACAGCGCTGGGCGGAGGAGCAGGTGGCAAGCGAAGAAGAACGAGCAGCGGCGCCACGCCACGAGCGCAAGGCGGTGGTGATCGCGCCCAGCGGCGTCAGTGATCGCACGGTGACTGGCGTGTTCTCGGTGTTCGGGAACATGGACAGCTACGCCGACGTCATTCACAACGGCGCGATGGAGAAGACCTTGCGGGAGCGCGGCACGCGCATCCTGCACCTCTGGCAGCATGACATGGACGCGCCGCCGATCGCGATGATCGAGTCGATCCGCGAGGTACCGCGCCAGGCGCTGCCGGCGGAGGTCCTGCTGCGCGCGCCGACGGCCACGGGCGGCGCCGAGGTCACGCGGACCTACCTCGACACGCCGCGCGGCAACGAGGTGCTGGCGGCGATCCGCGGCGGCGTGCCGCTGGAGATGAGCTTCGCCTTCGATGCGATCCGGTATGACTTCGCCGAGGATGCGGCATCGCCGATCGGCGTCATCCGCAACCTGCGCGAGCTGAAGTTGTACGAGACCAGCGACGTTCTGTTCGGCGCGAACAGCGCCACCGTCGCGGCGAAGGCTCATGGCCGGCTGCCGATCGCGACGCTGCTTGCAGCGCTGAAGGCGGCGATGAGGGCCGGCGCGCGGCACAGCACGCGCGACACACAACTGATCAACAGCATCGCCGAGGCGGCGGTGGAATTGGGCGCGACCAGCGTGCGCCTGATAGCTCAGCCTGATCCCGACGAGGAGCGCGCCGCTCGAGTAGCACTCGCTGTCCCGGTCGATCGGTCACGGCAACTGCGCGCTGCAGCAGCCGCGCTGGCGCTGCTGCACAAGGGAGGATCATAAAACTATGGCGGCGGATACACAGCGCCTCTACAACGAGGCCACGGAGCTGTACGGTCGTGCACGGGCATTGCTCGAGGCATCGCCGACCGGCATGAGCGCTGAGCAGTCGGCGCAGTACGACACGATCATGGAGCGGTTCGACGAGCGGATCGCCGAGGCGAAGCGGCTCGAGCGCGGCGAGCGCGCAGCCGGCATCATCGCCGAGGCATCGCAGCCGCAGGCGCGTCTGGGCGTCGGTGGTGTCGAGGCACGCAGCGCGACCGAAGAGCGACAACTTGGCCTGCTGCGCAACTGGTTCAAGGGCGGGCAGTTGTCTGCTGCCGAGCGCAAGGATCTCAGCGCCGGTGTCGATGCCCAGGGCGGGTATCTCGTCGCTCCGGCAGTGCTGGCGCAGGGCATTATCAAGTTCATCGATGACGAAGTATTTTTGCGGCGGCTGGCCACGGTCATCCCGATGGACGTCGGTACTGAGCTCATCGCCCCCACGTGGGACACCGATCCGGCAGACGCCGACTGGCTCACCGAGATCGCCAGCGTCACCACCGACACCAGCATGGCGACTGGCCTGCGCACACTGCGACCGTCGCGCCTGTCGAAGCAGGTCAAGATTAGCCGCACACTGGTGAACCAGAGCCGCATCAACATCGAGCAATGGGTGCAGGCGCGCCTGGCCTACAAGTTTGGCATCACCGAAGAGAAGGCGTTCATGACCGGCTCGGGCGCTGCCGGCGTGCCGCTCGGTGTGTTCACTGCCAGCGCGCAGGGCATCCCGACGAGCCGCGACACCACGGCCAGCGCGGCCACGTCGTTCACCGCTGACAACCTCCTCGACACCAAGCACGCGTTGAAGGCGGCGTACTGGTCGCGGCCGTCGACGCGCTGGGTTATGCATCGCGACACCATCGCGCGCGTCCGCAAGTTGAAGGACGGCAACGGCAACTACCTTTGGAGCCCCGGGCTTGGACCGGGCGGCGGCATCACGCAGGGCCTGCCACCGACCATCTGCGACGTGCCGTATCTGGTGTCCGAGTACGCGCCGAACACGTTCACCACGGCGCAGTACGTCGCGATCATCGGCGACTTCTCGTACTACTATATCGCCGAGACGGGGCGCTACGAGCTGCAGGTTCTGGCTGAGCTGTACAGCGCCACAGACCAGATCGGCTACATCGGTCGCACGTACCTCGACGGCCAGCCAGTGCTCGCCGAGGCGTTCCAGCGTCTGAAGCTGGCCTGAGGAGGAAACAGCTATGGCACATATCGGACAGCTCAACGAGAACGTCGCGATCGACTACGTCGGCGCCGCGGTGTCGAACTCGAGCAGCACGGACAGCAACAGCACGCGGCTGGACATGTCGGGCTGGGACGGCGTCGTGTTCATCACCACCATCACCGACAGCGCGGCAACCGGCGTGGCGACGCTGAAGGTCGAGCAGAACACGTCGGACAGCGACACCGGCATGACTGCGTTGACTGGCGCGTCGGCCGCAGTGACGTGCGCGGTGAACGACGACGTCAACGGCAAGGTCCTGATCGTCGATGTGCGCGCGCCGCGTGAGCGGTGGGTGCAGGGCGTGCGCACCAGCGCGACGGCGAACATGGCGTTCGGCGAGATCCTGGCAATCCGGTACGGCGCGCGGCTGGCGCCAACCGCGACGAGCTCGACCACGGCAGCCGCGGCTGAGGTGGTGAGCCCAGCGGAGGTCTGATCATGACCTACAACAGCAGCAACTACAGCGAGCAGGGCGGCGCGTCGTGGGTCGTGGACGGTACGCTGACCGTCAACGGCACGATGACGATCGCAGCGACGGCGACGGTCGGCGTGCCACGCGTGACGAAGGTCGCGCTGGCCGCTGTCGACACGGCGGGCGGCGTGTTCGCGTGGGCGAATCCGGCAGGCGCCGCGATCCTCGTGCACAGCGTGATGCTCGATGTCACGACGAACACGACCGGCGCCTGCACCATCGATGTCGGTGTGGCCGCGAACGCCACGACGCTGAACGACACGCTGATCGACGGCGCCAGTCTGGCGACGGCGGCGAAGGTTCTCAACAGCGCGACGAACGCCGGCACCAACGGATCGATGTCGCGCAAGGTCACCAGCACGCAGTTTGTCACCGGCTCGGTGGCGAGCGGCGCGTCGGCGGGCCTCGTCGGCAACGCGTACATCGTGTGGTCGGTGATCTGATCGCAGCGACGACCGGCGGGGCAACTCGCCGGTCGAAGCATCTCGGAGGTCATATGGCGATCATCAGCAAGACGGTAACCATTGCAGAGACGGCGACGCTGATTCACAAGTCGGCATCGAACGGCTGCCAAATCTACATCAGCCACGACAACGGCGGACATCCTGTCACCATCGGCCCGGCAACGGTCGTGGCCGGCGCTGGTGTCACGCTGTCCGGCGCTGGCAGCGGCAATCAGTACATCAACGGACCACTGCCACCGGGCGACAGCATCTACGGCATCACGACCGCGGGCAACACGCAAGCCATCGGCGTGACCATCGTGGAGTACTGACATGGCGCTGGGGCTGACCGTTACCGATCTGCGCGAGTACCTCGACCAGGTGCCGGATCGCGCCGCGCAGCGCGTGACGGTCACCGGCTCGCCGACTGGCGGCACGTACACGCTGACGTACCAGGGCGTCGCGACGGTTGCCATTGCGTACAACGCCACGCCAGCCACCGTGCAGGCGGCGATCACGACGGTGGCCGCGACGTCGGGCGACGCGTCGCCGGTGTCGGTGTACGGCAGCGCCGGCGGACCGTACCTGGTGGTGTGGTCGGCGCGCAGCGCGCGGATTGCATCGCCGCTGCTGCTCGGCACCAACAGCCTCACCGGCGGAACGACACCGTCGGTGACGATCGTCCCGGCGCTGGACGCGCTGCTGCAGGACATCCTCGACCGGGCCTGCGCGATGGTCGAAGCCGCGCTGCTGCCGGTGGCCTACGCCGCGTACGGCGCCGCGACGGCGCGCAACATCCGCACCGAGCCGTACCGCACAACGTATCTCCGACTGCCGGCGCACCAGCACGGCAGCGTGACCAGCGTGGTCGAGGTCGATACCCTGACCAGCACGACCGGCACGACGATCAGCACGGACGACTACGTCCAGCAGGACGGCTACGTCATCGCTGCCGGCACCGAGTACCGCTGGCCGGCGTCGCGCGTCTACCGCGTCACGGCGGTGTACGGCTACGGCGCAGCGCCAGCCGACGTGCAGCAGATCGCGCTCGAGCTCGCCGTCAACATGTGGAGACAGCGGGATCGCGGTTTGTACAGCGAGACGCAGGGCGTTGAGGGCGGTGGTTCAGTCACGTACATCGGCGGGCTGAACGCCACGCAGCGCATGGTGATCCAGCGCGCGCGGATGCAGTGGCGCGAGGTGGTGACATGACCACGCGCATCGACATCGACGGGCTCGAGCAGCTGCTGCAGCGACTCGATCCGGAGCGCGCCCAGAAGATCCTCGACTCGCTGATCACGCGGGCCACGGCCCGCGTGCTGGCGGAGACGAAGAAGCCGGGGCCGCGTGGCCCGCGACCACGTCCGATCATGATGGGCGGCCGCGTGTTCCGCGACATGACGCTCGGCGAGTACACGCCGGTGATGACCGGCAATCTGCGACGGTCGATCACGTCGCGCGTGGAGCTGCCGCGCCAGCGCGGCATCGTCGGCACGAACGTCGTGTACGCCAAGCGGGTTCATCGCCGCAAGCCGTTCCTCGAGTGGGCGCTGCAGCGCGCGCAGGAACCGATCCGCGACGAGATCGACAAGGCCGGGCAGAAGATCGTAGGTGACTCGTGAGCTATCGTCTCGAGGACATCGTCACGAACCTGCACACGATCTACGGCAGCATGCCGGGGATCACAGCGACGCTGCCGTACGAGCCTCGCGCCGTCCAGGCTCCGCCGCTGCTGTACACGCTGCTCGACAACGTGGAGCGCAGCGACGCGACCACGTCGGCCGGCAGCAACACGCGCCTGGTCGCGTATCGGTATCGCCTGATCTCGCGCATCCTGCTGTCGTGGCGCGACACCGAGCAGGCCGAGCGCGATGTGCGATACTATACCGGCGCAGCGCTTGATCTCATGGAGGTCTCGACGAACCGCACGCTCGCGGGACTGATCACAGCGGGCAGCGGCGCGACCATCGAGAGCATTGCCACGGGCTGGATCGTCGTCGACGGCAACGAGTATAGGATCGTCGACATCACGACGGCGGTACACGATAAAGTGCTGAGAGGCTGACATGGCAGACAACTATAGCATCTTGGAACCCGTGACAACGCCGTCGGGCACGACGCAGCGCAGCATCCGGGCAATCGAGATCTCGTCGCAGCTGCATGCTGGCGCTGTGCTGGTGCACGGCACGAGCGGCGCGGTGCTGCTGGGGCAATCGGCGCGCGCGGACAGCATCCCAGTTACGCTGGCAACCGCGGACTTCAATGGGCTTGCCGGTGGTGTGATGTCGATCATGTCCGCGTCTTCGCCCACAGGCGACCACTATCGCAATGGCGCGCTGGATACGTCATTCACGAATGACATCTTGATAAACGGAACCACCGCGCCAGTTGCCGGCTCATATAGCCCAGCTGGTGGGACCATCAACTTCGTGATCCCAGTGGGATACGCCGGGTACAACAACGTCACCATTGGCATTGAGCAAACCGTGGCTCCGGCTGGCACTGCTATGACCTATACGGTGCATCCCTCAACGCACATTGGAACCAACGTTGGCGTATCGATTGTGATCACACAGTCGACCACGCAAACGTTCAGTGCGTTCTTGTATCCCGCACAGGGCGCGGCGATCTCAGCAACAACAACGCTGACAGCGAACACCAACTTTGCCACGGTGCTGCAGCCGGGGGTTCCGGCAGTACGGATCATCGTGGCAGGCGGCAGTACCGGCGGTACGTGCCGCATCACAGTCGGTCGGACACGATAAACGGAGGACATCACCATGGCCGTCGAGCTAGCCTTTGAGACACTGCTGGCCGCGATCGAGTCGACGCGCGGTACTGCGATCAGCGCGCCGACACATCTCATCCACCTCGGCGGCAGCATCACGCCGACGAAGAGCGTCCAGGCGCCCGACGAGAGTCGCGGCACGCTGGCCAGCAACTACCGCACCGTCGCGACGCGGTACGGCGCCACGTTCGAGATCGCCGAGGGGCCCGTCGACACGCGCATCTTGCCGTTCCTGCTCAGCGGTATCCTGAACGGCAACGTCTCTGCCACCACGCCTGGCGGCGCGACGAACACACGCGAGTGGGCCTTCGCCCGCGACATCACAGCCGATGACATCGAGAGCTACACGGTGTGGTTCGGCGACAGCTCGATCCGACAGTGGGTCGGCGCCTACGCCATGTTCCTCGAGGCGACGCTGTCGAACGACGCGTCGAGCGAGGATGGTGTCCTGACATTTGCCGGAAATGGCGAGTGTCGCAAGCTCGCGACCAATTCGCCGGCAGACGCGGCACCAGCTGCGACGGCTGGCGCGATGTTGCCGGGCCAGATGATGAGTTTGTTCATCGACACCAGCTCGGCGATCGGCACCACGGCAGTGACGGGACGTCTGGTCAGCGCGAGCCACACGCTGCGCACCGGCGTCACGTTCAAGTACCTGGGCGGCGGTGCGTCCAGCACGCTCGACTTCGCCAGGACCGGGCGTTCACGCGTGATCGGAATCACCACCACGATCGTGATGGAACTGCCGGACATGACGCAGTACGACAACTGGGCAGCACACGATACGTTGAGGGTCCGCGTGATCCACAACGGTGCGACGATCGAATCCGGATTCAATCATCAGGTAATCGTCGACACGTACGGGCCGTTCACGGCGCTGTCGTGGGGCACAAACGCGGACAGCAACCGCACCGTGGAGCTGACCATCGAGGGGCAGGTCGACGCCACGCTGGCGAGCGACTGCCAGATCAAGGTGTTCAACGACTCGGCGACACTCTAAGATTTTTGAGCAGGAGACGCAGACATGTTCGCCAAAGGCAGGGTAGCTATCGGCGTGGACGGCGAGGTCGCTGACGCTGCGATCACGCCGGCTATCGACATCATCTGGATCCGGAACCGCATGAGCGTCGCGGTACAGCAGGCGGTGCAGTCAGAGGCAACGTCCATGAAGGGCTCCGGCGGGCGTGCGATGGAGGTCGACATCGACGTCGGCCTGTACCAGCTCGCGTTGCTTCGGCAGAACATCGTGGCCTGGCAGGGCCCGTCGTTCAACGGCGTGGTCTGCACGCCGGAGACGATCGGCGAGCTGGACGCCAGTGAGCCGCTGGTACAGCGCGTGCTGCAGGAGATTAGTGATCGGAACACGCGCCGCAGCCCAAACGCAACGAGCTGATCGCGCGGTGGCGTGCGCGGTTTCGCGGACGCGCGGTCAGCGCCGGACAGTACGACGCCCACATCAACCTGCTGCTGATGGACGTGGCGCGCCTCGATCTGCGCGACGTCGATGACCTCGATCCCGACGCGCTCGACGAGATCATGGCAGCATACGAGGCCCGGACACAGCAGCAGGAATCCGAGCGCAAGGCAGCAGAACGGAGACGGTGATGGCCACAGCCGAGCTCGAGATCATCGTCAAGCTCAAGGACATGGCGAAGGGCGCCATCAAAGACCTCAACACCGGCCTGACGGGGCTCGGCACCAGCGCAGCCGTCGCAGCCGGCGCCGGGGTTGCTGCGATCACTGCCGGGCTGATGAACATCGGCGACCAGGCATCGAACGCGCGCACCGTTCTGCAGGGACTCAACGACGTCGATCTAACCGCAGTGCTTGACGATGCTCAGCTGCTGGCGCGCAGGTACGGCGAAGACGTCACCAAGACGGTGGCGGCGACGCGCACGCTGATGGAGGATTTCGGGCTGACCAGTGAGGAAGCCACCGACCTCATCGTGTCGGGGTTCAGTCGCGGGCTCAATGCCTCCGGCGATTTCCTCGACAGCATCGGCGAGTACTCGAACCTGTTCGTCGATGGCGGCGCCACCGCCGAGGAGTTCTTCTCGCTGCTCGAGAGCGGCTTGGCCGGCGGTGTGCTCGGCACCGACAAGGCCGCCGACGCCTTCAAGGAGTTCGGCATTCGCATTCGCGAGTTACCTAATCAAACACTTAAGATATTTGATGAAGGAGAAATGAAGGAGGTTAATCTATTTGAACAACGATTAAAAACGCTGGGCTTCACAAGTTTAGACTTTAATCGCATTGTATACGGTATGCAGGCTGGAACATATTCAGTAGCTGATGCCATGAAAGAGCTATTGCCGGCACTCAACGGTCTCGACAACGAGCTGTTGAGAAATACAATTGGTATTGAGTTTTTCGGCACGCAGTGGGAAGACCTCGGCCCGCAGATCATGTCGCAACTGACCATGACCGGCACGAGCATGGAACAGCTCGGCGAAACCGCCGAGGCCGAGCGCGGCGTGATCCTGGGCTCACTCGGCGAAGTTCCGGCGCTGATCTTCGACAAGTTCTCGCTCGCGCTGCTGCCGCTCAGCGATCTGCTGCTGGGCGTGGCGAACAGCATCATGGCTGCCGAGGATCCGCTGGCGCAGCTCTTCGAGGAAGTGTTCAAGCTGGTGCCGGGCCTCGAGCAGTTCGCCGGCCAGGGGACTGCGATCGTCGCGGCGCTGCAGCCGTTCATCAAGATCGTCCAGGACAATCTCATCCCGATCATTGTTGGACTCGTGGCAGTGGTCGGCGTGGCGCTGGTCGCTGCGCTGGCATCCGTGATCGCGCCGATTGCCGGCGTGATTGCGACCACGGTCGCGTTTGTCGCCGCATTGTTCGCCGTGGTGGCCGGCGGCATGAAGCTGGTGGAGTACATCAATACCAACTTCCCACAGGTTGGCGAAACCATCGACCGAATCTTCAAAACGGCGCAGGCCGTGGTGCGCAGCGTGATGATGCAGATCGAGGCAACGGTCGCGACCATCACCGAGGTGATCGCGGAGTTTTGGGCGACATACGGCGACGAGATCATCGCCACGGTGAACGACCTCGCGACGCAGCTCGGCGCGCTGTGGAATGACATCTACCAGCTGATCAACGCGGCGATGATCGGTATCGGCAAGGTGATCAACAACATTCTCAAAGCGATTCAAACGTACTGGCAGACATACGGCAAACAGATTCAGGACTTCGCCATCGGTGTGTTCCGCTACATCAGCCAGCAGATCAGTGCATTCATGACCGTGATCCGCGGCGTGGTGCAGACCATCACCGCGCTGATCCGAGGCGATTGGCAAGGCCTGCAGAATGGTCTGAAGTTGATCGTCGATGGTATCTACAACGGCATCGTGACGACGTTCAGCGCCATCTGGGCGGTTATCGGTCCGCCGCTGACAACGATCAAGAACGGCATCGTCAACGCCATCACCGACGCGTGGAACGGGATCACAGGCTACCTGGCGAACATCAAGAATCGCATCATCTCGACGATCAACGACGCGTGGAACGGGATCACAGGGTACCTGGCGAACATCAAGAACGGCATCGTCAACGCCATCAACGACGCGTGGAACGGGATCACCACAACGCTGACGACGATCAAGAACGGCATCATCTCGACGATCAACGACGCGTGGAACGGGATCACCAGCAATCTAGCGAACATCAAGTCTCGCATCATCTCGACGATCAACGACGCGTGGAACGGGATCACCAGCAATCTGGCGAACATCAAGTCTCGCATCATCTCGACGATCAACGACGCGTGGAACGGCATCACAGGCTACCTGGCGAACATCAAGAATCGAATCATCTCGACGATCAACGACGCGTGGAACGGGATCACCAGCAATCTGGCGAACATCAAGTCTCGCATCATCTCGACGATCAACGACGCGTGGAACGGCATCACCAGCAATCTGAGCAACATCAAGTCTCGTATCACCTCGACGATCACCGACGCGGCGAGCGCAATCACAACACCGTTGAGTGATATCAAAGACGATGTAATCGACGCCATAACCTCTGTGAAGGATTGGCTGAGCACGTTTTCCTTGGCGACTCAAGCGACAGCTATTGCGAACAGTCTGATCAACGGCATCAAAAACGGCATCAGCAATAGCCTCGAGTCCATCAAGACCGCGTTCAAGGATGTGGTCAGGAACGCGCTCGAGTCGCTGCCAAAGCCGATTCGCGATGCGCTGGCGCTGCTCGGATTCAAGGTCACGCGCAGCGCTGCCGCGATGCTGCCAGCGCCGCCACCAACGACACGAGGGGCAGCAGTCGGTAGCGTGCTACCTGGCGCATCGGTCACAGCGGGCTCCAGCCCATCGATCGTCATCAACATCGGCAGCGTCCGCGACGCGCGCGACATCGACGCCATCAAGCGCGCCGTCCGCGATGGGATGGACGAAGCCGCGCGCCGTGGCATTGTGCAGTCGCAGCTACCGCGAGGCATCTAATGCAAACACTGTCCATCAGCGACGGCACGACCACGATCAGCCTGATCAGCACGACGTCGCTGCATCTCGCCGCCACCGGCTGGCCACTGCAAGTCGCCCCGCCGATCATCAGCGACCTCGGCGGTCGTGGCCCGTACAACGACGTCAGCGAGCAGATCACCGTCACGGCGCAGGGGAGCACTGCCATCCCGGATCTGCGCGAGATCGTGCGGCTCCTCGACCAGGCGCGACGCTGGGCGCGCGGCGAGGACGTGGCCTGCGTGAAGCTCCGCATCCGAATCGATAACAGCACGCTCGGCTCCGGCGTCGTGCTCGAGGCTGCGCTGCTCGGGCCGGACGGTGGCGGCGCCGGGCTGTCGGCAGACTGGGCAGATCTGCTGATCATCAACGAGATCTCATCGATCACGCTATCGATGCGACGACGTGGCCTGTGGATCTCGAGCGCAGCCGCGACAACGGCGACGGCGTCGGCCGTGGCAGCGCGGACCACCACGGCATTCACGCTGGCCAGCCATCCGGTGCCGTCGCCGATCGAGGTGTCGCTCACGCCGGTCGTCGGCCCGGAGGCGCGCGTGCGTGGCCTGCTGCTCATGCATCAGAGCACAGCGGATCTGGTGACCATCGACGCGTCGACATTCATCCCGGGCGGCGGCACCGTTTCGGTCTTCGACGGCGACTGGACGATCGGCGACACGTCGATCTTCACCGCACTGCCTCCGGGCATGGGCATGGGCACGCTGCCTCCCGGCACGTACGCGTATCCGCCAGCACTCAACATCAACTACCTGAGATTTACGTCAACGTCTGCCGTGGTCGACAACGCTACCATCGGCCTGACGCTCGGCTCGCCACTGGCGGGAGGATTCGATCTGTACCTGACGGTGGCCACGTCGTTGGTGTCGATTCACGGCGAGCCGTGGGTTTTGCGCGCCACACTGCGCGGCCCGGCGGGCACGACGTGGGAGGTACAGGGTCCGCCAGTGCCGATCGAGATCGTATCGCCGACGACAGAGCAGGTATACGTCGTGCATATGGGATTCTTCCCGCTGCGCGGCAGCTTCGACGACATCGAGATCAGCGTATCGCGCGGCACGGCGCCAGTCGGCGAGCTGATCGACATCGCGGCGCTCTACGCGTTCTACCCGCGTCAGTACAACGCAGCCATATACGTGGACGGCAGCATGCCAACATACAGCGCTGATGGGCTGGTGACATATCATCGCCCGACGGTCACGCCGCGGCCCACGGCAGACATCCGCACCAGCGCCGATGCGCTGCGCTATCCGGCGACGCTCGTTTACGGCGATCTCGCCATTCACCAGGCACCGAACACCGGCACGATCTACGGCACGTTTATCTCGAGCTCGATCCAGTATGTGACCGTGACACAGAATTGGGCGGTGCGCCGGCGCTCGGCGTACGTGGTGCCGCAATGAGATACCAGATCGGCCTGTACGAATCGCCGCACGGCTCGCAGGTTGCCGACCACAGCGACGCCATCACGGCGCTGCAGTGGTCGACCGACACGGGCGGCGACAAGGACCTCACGTACACGGCAACGATTGCGCCGCGCGCCGCCATGGCGCTGTTTGATCGTCGCGACATCCTGCACGTGCAGGTTAGCCGCGGGATGGAGATCCTGTGGCAGGGCCGCGTAACGGCGGCGGGCATCAGCATCGACAGCACCACCAGTGTGCGCATCCAGGCGCTGGGCTACCGCGTCGCCATGTACGACACACTGTACACCGCGCTGTGGCGTACCGAGAGCGTCGCCGAGTGGCAGCCGCGCATCACCACAACTGGTGAGCGCATGGATCTGTACAACAGCGCGAAGTCGCTCTTCGCGCTGGTGGTCTCGATGCAAGCACGGCAGTACACCACGGTGATGCGTGGTCGCTGGGCATACGAGGTGCCCAGTGGCTCGTCGCGACCGATCACGACCATCCGCATGACGCTACAGTACGAGGTGCCGAACAACGTCACGCTCGAGGTGCTGTACGGTCCGACGCTGGCCACGGCCACGACTGCGGCAGCGACGATTGTCGGGCCTGCGACGTCCACGACAGCAGTGTCGACCAGCGTGGCCGCGTCGCTGAACGCGCGAGCGATTCTCGTGGGCCTGCGCCCAACAGCGTCGCTAACGCTGACAACCGCCGACGCCTTCGTGGTCGAGGTCCGCGACATTGTTATCGGCACGCGGACGGCCAGCACCGACACGCAAGCCAGTGGCAACTACAGCGAGGTCGTCGGCGATCTGATCGCCGAGGTCAACGATCTGCAGGCGTCATATACCAACGCGCTCGACATCGTGTCCAGCACGGCGCAGGTACAGACCATGGAGAGCAATTGGGCGACAGTTGCCTACGAGGACCGGCGCCCAGGCGACATCCTCGACGAGCTGTGCGCCATCGGCAACGGCACGACGCTGATGGAGTGGGGCGTCGATGAGCAGCGCGTGCTGTACGTGCGGCCTGTGACGGACGTGCAAAGTACGTGGCAGATCGAGGTCGACAGCCTGACCATGGACCGCATGAACACCACGCTGTTCAACAGCGTGTACACGATCACCACCACGCCAGCCGGTACGAAGCTGCGCAGTAACTACGACGACGACACCGACAGCATCGCGCAGGTAGGGCTGGTCCGCGAGACGGTCGTCGACGCCTCGCTGTTCGCCGCGCAGTCGCTGGGTGTCAACTCGTTCGCCAACAGCCGGCTCAACTACCTGTCGACGCCACTGCCGGAGGTGCGCTTTACGCCGTCGCGTGTCGTCCTGCTCGGCGCGATCGTCGAGCCGTACCGCGTGCGCGCAGGCGACGCCATCGAGATCATCAACGCGCCGTTCATCGGCGTCGATGGCCTGAGCCGCAAGCGCAAGTTCCGCGTCATCGAGACACGGTACGACGCGATCGCCGACAGCATCGAGGTCGTGCCGGAAAAAGCACCACCACGCCTCGAGGACGTGGTGGGCCGATAGGGATCAGCGTGCTGCGCGTCGAAGCTGTGCGCCTGGCGGCGGCTGCGGCTCAGCCCGCGCGCGCAGCTCTGCCGGAACGGCGAAGCCACGACGCCTGCACCACACCACGAGATCCGGCGGCCAGATCCATTGCTTGCTGATTCGGCTCACCATGCTGAGCGGCATGGTGGCGTGGCGGTACCACGGGTACAGCGCTTGCCGCGTCAGCCCGATCATCTGGGCAGCCTGCCCAGCGTAGATCCAGTCGATGCTGCCGGGCGGCCGCGACACCGCCAGCGTGCGCTGCCAGTCTGGTGAGCAGTCCGCCAGGCTCCACAACATCCACGACATCCGGTCTGCACAAAAGTCGTACAACTGCTCCCCTTCAATGATATAGATCGCTGTCACGTGCTGCCGCGTGCTGGCGTCCCACCGCGTGCCGTACGGCGTCAGCGGCAGGTACTGGCGCCGGGTTTTCCAGAGATACTTCGTCCAGCCGAGGGCCTCGCAGATCTCACCACTGTGCATCCAGTGGCTGTGTCGGCGATGGCGCAGCGACCGCTCGACAGCGGGCCGCGCCCAGCCTGCGTCGATCGCCGACACGACGCGCGTCCGCGTGATGTCGAGCATGCGCGCCGTCTCGGTGACGGTCATGCCGCTGTCGAGCGCGAGGGCGATTTCGTTGCGCTCCTCAACGGTCTGCCGCAGCATGACGCGCCCGCGCTCAGCGCGGGCTTGCGCCGAGCGCGCGCGACGGCATGGCGGACACGTGTGGTCGCGCATCGATCGGCGGTTGGACGGATACGTCTGGTGGCATGCCACGCAGAATAGGGCGCCGGCGCTGTGGATCTCGCGCTGGCACGTCGGGCAGATGTGCCGCGAGGTCTTATCGCGCGGATACTGCGCGCCGCACAGGACGCACGTGTGCGGAAGCTTCTCGACGTAGTCGGCGCGCTTCCTGACCGAGCACGGTCCGCACCACGAGTGGCCTCCGGCGTGAATCCGCGATCGGATCCGCAGGCAGATCGTGCAGAACAGACCGCCAACATCGCGGATCGCGTCGAAGCATGCCGGACAGATAAACCGCGGCGCGCGCTGCTGCGGGTACTGCGTGCCGCACAGCCGGCACGTGCGCGGGGCTTTCTTCGGTCTCACCGCAGGCATACCAGCCTCCCGGCGAGATACAGCTCGATCGCCTGGATCGCCTCCTCGGCACCACGCGCTACGACGACGGCGCAGCCCTCGTAGCGCAGCGCGCCGATCCACGCGCGCTGCTCCGGCGACAACGATCCCCCGCGCCTCCGCTTGATCTCGATCCATAGCGCGTGGTACGGCATGACGGCGACCGGCAGCAGCAGATCGGGGACGCCTGGGCGCACGCCGAGCCGGCGCATGCGCGCGCCGGTGACTGGTGAGCGTGCGCCGCCGTTCGGCACGTGCAGCAGCAGGCCGCGTCGCGGATCGATGCCGCTGGTGCGGTTCGCCCAGTCGATCACCGCGGCCTGCTCCTGATCCTCGGTGGGGTTGATAATGTCGATCACGCCGTACCCCCGATCATGTGCAGGCCGAGCACCGTGTAGCCCAGCAGATCGTCGAGCGTATCGTCGTAGGCCTCCTCGAAGGCGTATCCGGAATCCAGGCGTCCGTGCAGTGCTTGCAGTCGCTGCACCTTGTCGCTCATCCGGATCACGATGCCGGCGACGCCGTAGCGGCGCAGGTTCTGCGGGCCGTAGGCGGACTGCTTCGACAGCAAAACCTCGACGATCCAGTCGGTGAGATCGTCCGGATTGATCCGGCGATGGCTGGTGGTCAGCCGCCAGGCCATCGAGCCGACGCCCCACAGGTAGGTGCTGTAGTGCGCCTGCGTGGCGTGATTCTCGCGCCACAGCAGCGCCATCATCTCGTCGCGGCGCTGGATGGCGCCGATTAACGCCTGGGCGTCGGTCGGTGCGGTGCGCAGTGTGACGTACTGCGGGACGTGCGTCAGGATGTCGCGGATGTGTGTCTCGGTGATCATCATGTCTCCTACCACCAGCCCCAGCCGTAGCGGAGCTGGTTCTGCTGCCACGCGGCCCACGCCGCACAGATGCCGCCGTACCGGGCGTCGGCGTACGCCATCATCCATCGAGTCTGGTCGGGAACCAGCCACGGCTGTGGCGGCGCGCCGTGCGTCGGCACGTGGCGCTGGCCCAGGCCGACGCTGGCGCCGTGGTCGCCGACGGCGTGCCGGTTCCATGCGCTCTCGCGCGCGATGATCTCGGCGAGGCACTCGTACTCGGCAGCGCGCCCGGCGTGCGCCAGTGTCCACCAGACGTCCACGGCCTCCAGCGTCTGCACGTGGGCCGGTGGTGGCTCAAGGGATATCACAGTAGCACCTCCATGCACCAGACGCGCCAGGAACGTTCCTGGCGCGTCTGGTAGATCATCGTCACTCGCGCACGAACAGCTCGACGCGCCAGTCGAGGTTGACGGCGCTGAGCGTCTCGTACAGCGCCCGGGCCTCCCTGTCCGGCAGGTTGATCGACACCTGCCGGATCTGGCCCTGCCGGCGCTGCTGCCAGCCCAGTGCGCCCCAGCGCTCGAGCAGCATCGCCTTGATCCACGCCAGCCGCAGCCTCGGCATCTCCATCAGCACCGTCTCCCAGCGGTTGCTGCCGGGCACGACGCCCAGCGCCGTGGCGAGGATTGACACTGCCAGCCCGTTGGCGATGGCGTCATCGAACGGCGCCCAGCGCGTCACGGTGACGCGCCCGATCAGGCAGTGGTCCGGCACGATCTGCGTCCGGCGTGCGGCGCTGGCAGCGGCGATCATCATGTCCTCGTCGTGGTGCTTGCGGTAGCTCATCGTCGTGTCTCCTGTCTGGTCAGTGCCGGGCGCCACAGCGGCGCCCGGTCGGTCGTCGTCGATGTCAGAACCCCAGGTACATCAGTGCGTCCTGCCAGACGCTAGCCACCCCGCGTGCCTCCAGATACGCGCCCCACGTGGTGGCATCGTCCGATGCCTCGTACGCTGCCTCCGCCGCCGCCAGCCGCTCCTGTGCGGCGCTGTGGCGCTGCTGGATCGTCGGCAGCGCGATGGCCTCGCCAGCGCGGTGCAGCTGCTGCCACAGCAGTGCGGCATGCGTGCTGGCGTGCGTCTGCCCGTAGCCGGCATCCGAGCGCAGGTGCGCCGGCTCCAGATGGTCGCGCCCACAGGCAGCGCTGGCCTGCAGGTACAGCCACTCGATGGCGTCCGGCGTCAGCAGGACATCGTCGGCGCAGAACGGCTCGGCGGCGGCGGCGATCTCGAGCTCGGCGATCTGCGCGTCCAGCTCGACCGCCTTCCGCGTGTACACGCGGACCTCGTCGCTGGCGAACTGCGAGGCCTTCGACGTCCAGTAGGCGATGCGGCTGGCCAGCAGCTGGCGCTGGCGCTGGGCGGTGGTCAGGGCGGCGGCGGTGGCGATTGCGGTGGCGGTGGTGATCGTGCGAGTCGTCATGGTCGTCTCCTGTCTGGTCAGTGCCGGGCGCCACAGCGGCGCCCGGTCGTCGTCGTCGGTGTCAGATCGATGTCGTTGCGTCGAGGACCTCGGTCGCGCGGCGGTAGGCGCGGCACGTCGGCGGCACCGATGCCTGCAGCTCGGCAACCTGTGCGCGCCAGCTGCTTGCCTTCACCAGGTACTCGGCGCGATCGCCGTCGTTGGTGGCGTCGCTGGCGAAGCCGAGCCACTCTTCCAGCATGTCGATGGCGAAGGTCAGGCGGGCGGTTGCGATGGCGGTTGCGGTTGCGTTCGTCATGGTCGTGTCTCCTGTCTGGTCAGTGCCGGGCACCACAGCGGCGCCCGGTCATCGTCATCGTCGGTGTCACTCGTCCATCGCGCGAAGTTTGGCCTCGACGTCGTGCAGTGCGCGAGTCGCGCGGCGGATCATCCGGATGCAGCCGTCCTGCAGGTAGGCGCGCTGGATCGAGTCGTCGCCGTCGCGAGCCGGGGCGATGGCAGCGTCGTACATGCGATTGGCCCGCTCGATCGCTGCCAGGCACTCGTCACGCTCGGCGATCAAGATCTGGGCGGCTGCGTGGTAGGCGACTGCGTTCGTGAACTGCATGGTCGGTGTCTCCTGTCTGGTCAGTGCCGGGCACCACAGCGGCGCCCGGTCGTCGTCGTCGGTGTCAGCGGCGGCGGAGGTTGGCGCTGATCGTCAGGATCATCTCGTCCAGCGGCTCCCACTCCGGCAGCAGCCGATCGATCGTTGCCTGGTGCCGGGCGATCGCCTTCGCCTGGACCGGCGTGCCGTCCTCCCGCACGTAGCTGTAGGACTGCGCCTTGTCGCGTGCCGTGATCGCTGCGCCGATCTCGCGGTCCAGCTCGACCCAGCGGCGGTACATTGCGCTGGCCTTGAGCTCGGCGATCGTCTGGAAGGTCGGGGCGGCAGTGGTGGTCGTCATGGTCGGTGTCTCCTGCTGTCGCGGGCGGCTCTGTTTCCCGCCGACACCAGTAATATACCAGACTGGTACAGTACTGTCAAGGGGTTTAGTGGGGTTTTTTGGGGCATTTTTCGACGAGTTTTCCAGCATCCCTGAGATTCTGCCGGATCTTGTAGATCGTGCCGGTGCCGACACCGGTGGCGCGCGCCACTGCCGACACCGACTGGCCAGCGATCAGGGCGCTGGCGATGCGGCGCCGCACTGTCTCGCTGAGCGTGCCGGTACGCTGTGCCTGGTCGCTGCGCACGCCAGCGGCTCGGCAGATGGCGCGAATCTGGTCGTAGCCCAGGTCGAAGTGGCGCGCGGCTGCCGCGTAGGTCTCGCCGCCAGCCACGTAGCTGGCGATGGCGGCGATCGCTGCTGGATCGGTCGGCACGCGGCGCACTGGGCGCACGCGCCGGTACGGCGTGAGCGCCCAGCCGGCGAGGTCGTTGACGTCACGCATGGATGTTCTCCCCAGCGGCCACGAGCGCCTTGCGCACCGTAGCCCGATGCACGCCGACGATCTCGGCGATCTGGCGCTGGCTCAGGCCGGCAGTGTGCAGCACCAGCATGGCGCGCAGCTGGTCTGCCGTGACGGTCCTGCGGCGATCCTCGCGGCGCGCAGCGCGTGTGGCGAGCATCTGGTCCCAGTCGTCGCCCGATCGCGCCGCGGCCCGCAGGACGCGCTGGGCGATGCGCTGGCGCGTCAGCCCGGCGCGGTCGGCGATACCCTGCACCGTCTCGCCCGCCAGCCACCTGGCGAGGATCTCGCTATCATCCACCGCGCACCTCTTGTAGCCTAGCGTACTCACTGATAATCGTGCGGTAGTGCTGCAACGAGCTGTCGTGCAGCATGGTCTCGGCGCGCCAGCGCAGCAGGCCGGCGTGATACGGCTGCAGCACCGGGTAGCGCCGCAGCGTGGCGGCGATCCGGTGCAGATCCTCGCCGAGCATCACGGCCGTGACGATGCGCAGCCATCGTTCGGTCTGCTCGATCGGCATCTCGATCACCATGGCGAACCAGGCCTGGCTGGCGATGTTAATCCGCTCGGCCAGGTCGTTGTAGCCGCGCTGCGCGCGCAGCAACTGCGCGTCCTCGTCGTCGATGCACGGACCGCACAGCTCGATGGTCGGGTACGGCAGCATCGCGACGCGACTGCACACCACGCACTGGGCGCGCCGCGAGGCGCCGAACATCGGCGCCGTCTCGGGCGGGAACAGATCGTCACTCATACCGCACCTACCGTCATCGGCATCACGACGGTCCACATGCTGCCGTTGTTCAGCCCCAGCGGCGTCTTGCTGTCGATCACGACGAGCTGGCACGTGGTGCCGACGATCGCCATGGCGTTCAGCGCGTCGCGCAGGTACGCGCCGTTCACGGCGATCTGCCAGTCAGCGCCATCGGCGCCGGCCACCGTCACACGCGCCAGCGCCCGCGACGAACCCGTCGCCGGCTTGGCGCTGAGCGTCAGCTCGCCGCGCTCGAGTTTCAGGCGCACAATGGCCAGCTCGCTGCGCAGCGCCAGCGCGACCTTGAGTGCCTCCAGCATCGCCTTGATGGTGATCGTGGCGCGTGGCGTTGCCGCTGCCAGCGGCTCGATGATGCGACCTAGCTGGGGGTAGGTGCCGGCAACGAGCCTGCCGCTGATCGTCGCCGAACCGATGGTCATCGCGGCCCAAAAATCGCCGGCGCGCAGCGTGTACTGTCCGTCGCCTGCGCCCTTGAGCGCTGCCACCAGCGCGCCGACCATCGTCGGCGGCAGCAGCACGTGACTGCCGTAGGTGCTGCCGGACATGTGGGCGCGGTATCCGTCCGCCGCGGCGACCGCGTGCTCGCCGACCAGCACGCTGGCCAGCATCGGCCTGATGGACTCCTTAGCGGCTGCCGGCGCCATCATGGCGAGCAGGTCGATCCAGCCGTCGCGGCCCATCGTCGTGATGTCGCGCGCGCTGGGCATGCGCGGCGGATCGGGGTACTGGTCGGCAGACACGGTCTCGAGCTCGACCTCGGCGTGCTGGCCGCGCAGTACCAGGGCGGTGACAACCACGTCGAGGACGATCGTGGCGTCCGACATCGCGCCGACAGCGTCAGCGAGTGTCTGGTACACGACGGCGACCGGCTCGGCGATCGGATCGGTGGCGGCGATCTCGATCTCGACGCTGAGGTGCTCGCTGCACGTGCGCAGCGTCAGGCCGTGGGCGCCGGGCGCCATCAGCAGCCACGTGAACACCGCCTGGCCGCTCTTACCACCAACGGCGGGCTTCAATTTGCTGAGTGCGGACACCAGTGCGACTCGATTGATCTCCATGGTCAGCCTCCTATGATGATGCGCCGAGGTTTGCTCGGCGCATCGCTGGGCGTCGTTTTTTTTAGAAGGTCAGGCTATCATCGTCGATCGGCTGCGGCGTGTTGTGCGACGGAGCCGCCGGTGCGGCGTCTGCCGGCGTCTGCTGCAGCCAGCCGTCGTACTCGCGGCGGAGTTCCTCGCCGATCTCGAGCAGCTGCCTGCCGACATACAGCCCGCGGGCCATGGTCAGCGCGTCGCCGTCCGGCAGGATTAGCCTTGGCGGCGTCACCGGCGCGCCCTTCGTTCGCTCGTACACCGGCTGCCGCTTGGCGTCGACCTCGCCGCGGATCGGCAGCCAGAACGCCCAGGCCGGGATCGACGGGTTCCGCTTCTCCTGACGGATCTTGTCGAGCAGCGCGCTGCGGTACTCGCGCAGCATCGTGACCATGGCCATGCTCGTCTTGATGCGCTTGCTGGCCCACACGACGGGCTGGTTGAGCCCCTGCGCCATGCAGAGGATTTCGACGTACAGCGACCAGCCGGCAGGCCGTGCCGCGCCGCGTGGCGTGCGGCCCACGTAGGTCATCACGCCCTCGGCGTCGATCACGACGTCAGACTGCCGGACGCCGAGCACGGCCAACTTCAGCGCGCGGGCTTCGTAGCCGTCTTCGCTCGTGCCTGACCGGAACGTGCGCACGACGTCGCGCCACGGCGAGCCGTCCACGGTCACGCCGTTGTTCTCGGCGTTGCGCCGCGTCAGGAAGAACGAGCCGGGAGTCCTTGCGCCCGGATCGCCGTTGTGCCAATGAATCCTGGCGAGGCCGTCGCCCTGCGGTGCGTTGTCGGTGTAGGCGCTGGTGAAGTTGTCGAGATCGTTGATGTCGAACGTCATGATCGGTGTCCTTTCGTGCGGTTCAGGCGTACCAGTCGATGCTGCGGTAGATGGGCGGCAGCGTGATCGTCACTGCCGTGTCGCGATGCGTGCGTGCGATGTCCCAGGCGAGTCGGTAGGCCGTCGGCAGATCAATCCCGACGGCGTGCGGCTGGTGGTCGACGAGGACGGTGTAGCCGGCACCGTCCTCGATCACGTCGATGCTCACAGGTAGTACCGAATGCTGCGCAGATCGCGCTCGATTTCCTCGATGCGCTCCTGCACCTGGTAGCCCAGGCTGGCCAGCGACTCGGCGTGTGGCGATGTGTCCAGCAGACGGTCGATCGTGCTCATCACGCTGCGCAGCGTGTCGAGCTCCTCGCACAGCTCCGTCTCGATCGGCGATTGTCCCGGCAGTCCGCGTCCGATCCACCAAGCGTCAGGAACGTGTTGCATGGTTATGTCTCCTTGCCATTTCGGGCATGCGTTGCCCGATGACCAGAGTATACCACAACGGCACGAGATGTGCAAGCGCAATCCGATTGCTATATAGATGTGCGTGGGGAGAATGTGTGTTATACTGTGGTCATGGGAACCGCCATTATATGGAGACGGCTATGACCAATCCACCACGTTCGCGCACGCCACGACGCGTGGGCCCAGACGCAATCCGCATCAGCGTGCCGGTACCGATGATCGTGTTCAATCAGGTCGAGCAGATGGCGCAGCGCTACGGCATGGCGCTATCGCAGTACCTGCGGATGGTCATCGTCGATCACATCGCAGCGAAGCGCGCCGAGGAGGAAGCGGCAGCAGCACCACGGCGACGCCGATAGGCTATACTGCCGGACACACGAACGCCGCCGGTTTCGTCCACCGGCGGCGTCAGGACAGGGGCCCGGAGAATGCACATTCTGTCGGAGCGAATGATCAGAACGCGGCACACCGCCATTATACACGGAGGTCATCATGGCGTCGAGTCTCGGCACCCAAGCAATTCTGACCAAGGCGGATTACACGCTGCTGCCGCTGGCAATTCGGCACGCGGATCAGTGGATCACATGGGACGCAGGCGAGAAGCGGCCTGGGCGCTACGAGAAGTGGCGAACCGCGACCAGCCGACGCCACATCGATGACGTCATGCCGCAGCTGGGCGACCGGCTCGGCCTGGCGCGTGTGATGTCGGACGGCTTCGCCGTGCTCGACCTCGACCAGGTGGCGACGTCGCCGCGTGATCGCAAAAGCCTGGTCGCGTGGGCGCAGCCGATCGTGGCGCGCGCGCTCAAGCGCGGCTACGTGGAGTGGTCGCATAGCGGACGCGGATTGCATATCATCATGCGTGACGTCCCGCAGGACTGGCAGCGCAAGAGGAGCTGGCGCGCAGACGACGGCAGCGGGTACGACTGGATCGCCGGCGAGAACCTGTGTCACCTCACGATGGATTCGCTGGACCGTCTCGGAGGCACCATCTGCGTGCCGGCATCGGAGATGATCGCGCTGCTGCCGCAGCCAGTCGAGGCCGTGCCGGCAGTGACCGCGCCCGCGCCACGCGTTCTCGCGACTCGGTTCGACATTGCGCCCAGCGATGCGCGCAAACACGCATACGGCGAGAACGCCATGGAGCGCCTGATCGGCGAGCTCAGCCAGGCTGGCGAAGGGGCGCGTAACAAGGCGCTCAACTGGACCTCGTACCGTCTCGGGCAGCTGGACGCGGCCGGCACCATCGCCGATGCGCAGCGGTGGCTCGACGTCGTGCAGAGCACTGCCGGCGCCATCGGCCTGGGCAATCGCGAGATCGTGTCGACGATGCGCAGCGGCTACGATGCTGGGCTGCGTGATCCGGCTCGGATCGACTGGCGCGACGACGAACCACGTGAGCGTCACGCTGCCGACGCGCCCGTGCAATCTGTGGCGTCCGATGCTGTCGTCGTTCCTGAGGCTTCTGGTGGCGTCACAGCGCCAGCACGGCGCTACACGTCGTTGATCCATGCGAGTGATCTGGCGAACCTGCCGCAGACCACATGGTTGGTCGACAAGCTCCTCGGCCTGGGCGTCATCACCCAGTTCTTCGGCAAGCCGGGCGCAGGCAAGAGCCTCGCCGCACTCGATGTCGCGCTGACCATTGCGCAGCACATGCCGGTGGTGTACGTGGCTGGCGAGGCTCCCGGCGAGCTTGCGCCGCGCATCCACGCGTGGTGCCAGCACACGCGCAGCCAGGGGCCGGGGCAGTTCTACGTCTACCCCGAGGCGATCAACCTGCGCGATCGCGATCAGATCGGCGCGCTGTCTGATGAGTGCCGCGCCCTCGAGGCCCGCATGATCATCATCGATCCGCTGGCGGAGTGCCTGGGCGCGGCTGGGCTCGACGAGAACGCGGCGCAGGACATGGGCATTGCCGTCGCGGCGCTGCGCACACTGGTCGCCGATGCCGGCAACCCGGCGCTGCTCGTCGTGCACCACGCGGGCTGGGATGACGCCCACGAGCGCGGCTCGAGTGCGCTGCGCGGCGCGTCGCGCGTGGTTGTGCGTGTCGCTGCCGATGCCGACGACAACCGCGTCACACTGCGTGTGGACAAGGCCAACAACGGCAAGCCGTTCGAGGAGCTCTACTACGCCATGGTCGGCGTGGCCGATAGTGTGGTGCTGACGCCCCATCATCGGGCGGCGCCAGCTGCCGATCGACCGCTGTCGCCGATGCAGCTGCAGCTCCTCGAGGTTCTGATGCTGCAGCAGTATCGCGACGGGGCGTCGCAGTCGGCTCTTGTCGACTCGTCAGGGCAGTCGCGGCAGACGGTCAGCAAGAGTATCTCCCGGTTGTTGAAGCGATTCATGATCGAACAGAACAACAGTTTGTTCACCATCACCGAGAGGGGCCAGCAGTACCTGGAAGGCGTCGCTGCCGCTGGGGGTATCGGAACCGCCGCACTGGCCAGCGAGGATGGGCGCTACAACTGGCGCGTCAACCCCGTGTCGCCACTGTCGCCACTGTCGCCAGTGTTGTCGCCACCTTGTCCCCTATCTGTCGCCAGTGTGTCGCCAGTCACTGGGGACAACGGAAATCTGTCCCCTGTCACTGGGGACAAGGGCACCGTTTGTCCCCTGTCGCCTGATGATTCTGTCCCCAGTGCTGTCGCCAGTGGCGCAATAGGCGATTCCGCATTGCAATGCGAAACGTCGCCGGTGTTGTCCCCTATGTCGCCTGAGTTGTCCCCTATTTGTCCCCTACCTGTCCCCTTGTCCCCTGTTGTTGGGGGGCCTATAAGGCCCCCAACAGGGGACAAGGGACAAGGGACTGACCATATGGTCGGCGACACCGCCGACATCGTCGAAGCCGTCGAGCCTGCCGTCGAAGTGGTCGAAGCTCGAGTGGTACCGCCGGAGTGGTATATGCGCGATGCTGCACCAGGCGCGACTGACATGGTGATTGTCGATGCGTACATGGACGAGCCGATTGGTGGTCGGCGATATATCGCTGTCTCGGAGTGGGGCACCGATCGGGCCGGCGTTGCACACGGCACGGATCCGGAGGGCTACACCGACGAGTGGAAGGCGCGGAAGGCTGCGCGCCTCGGCAACGCCGCGTGGCCGAAGCTGGGCATCATCACATTGTAGGGTATACTGTGGTGGGCGCCGAGGGGGTCTTCTACGGGGCTGCGGCGCCCGGCGTTCGGCAGGCGCCGGATTCTACCGGATCCGGCGCTTGACGTTTGAACAGGAGGCACCATGCGATTGGAGCTGCACCATGGCGATTGTCGCCAGATCATGGCGAGCATTCCCAGCTCGTCCATAGATACGATCATTACTGATCCGCCATACGCCGAGATCTCGCGTGACTACGGCAGACTCAGTGAGGACCAGTGGCATGATCTGATGAACGCCGTAGTGACAGAGTGCCGGCGCGTGCTCACGCCTCGTGGTTCTGCCGTGTTCATCCTGCAGCCTAATAGCAGTAAAATCGGCCGCATGCGGCCATGGCTATGGCAGTTCATGGCGCACTGGGCGCAACACTGGAACATAGTGCAAGACGCGTACTGGTTCAACCACGCTACCATGCCTGGTGGCGGAGCGTCGCAGTACGGACTGTTGCGTCCGGCTCTGAAGTGCATTGTATGGATGGGTGAGCCAGACTGTTATCGCGATCAATCGACTGTATTGATGTCGCCATCTGACGCTACACTATCGCAACAACGGCATGAAACACTTGAAAAACGCTCTAGGTTGTACTATCCGTCTGGGCATAATATTGATCGACACAGCATCATTGATGCATCGATTCGTCGTGGTGGCGTTACGCCATTCAACGTCACTGTGTGTGCCAATACGAACTCAACCAGCAGTGCTGGAGCGCATGGTCATGGCGCAGGAACGCCGCTACCCCTCGTTCAATGGTGGACCCGGTATTTGGTGCCACCAGACGGTGTTGTGCTAGATCCCTTTTGCGGTTCTGGCACCATGGGAGTTGCCGCAGGCATGCATCATGCGTCGGCATTCATTGGCATAGACCAGAACGCCCATTACCTGAGCATTGCTCGCGATAGGATTGTCAGTAGTATGAGCCCCATGGAGACGCTGGTTTAGTGGAGGCACTATGCGACGATTCCGGATGGACATCCGCCGCTGGGCGACGCCCGCCGATCTGGCGCGACACCTCGATCATCATCATCCCAACATCTGCAGCTGGTGGCAGCGCATCGTGCTGCACCACACCGTCGTGCCGACGCTCGCCCAGTGGCGCGGCCTGCGCAGCATGGAGGCGATGGCCAACTACTACAAAGGTCTCGGCTGGCCGGCGGGCCCGCATCTGTTCATCGCCGTCGGCTCGCCGCGTCCGCAGGACGACGGCATCTGGCAGATGACCGCGCTGAACGAACGCGGCATCCACGCCGGTGTCTGCAACGTCGACAGCGTGGGCATCGAGGTCGTGGGCCGGTACGATGCTGCGCCGTGGAGCCCGCGCATGCGCGCCGTGGTGTATGATGTCCTTGTCGCACTACAGCGATGGCAGCGTCGGCAGATCCACATCATCGGACACCGCGACTGTAATTCGCCGAAGAGCTGCCCGGGCCGGGCCATCGATTTGCACGTGGTGCGCCGTGACGTAGCGGAGGCGATGCAGTGACACAATCCGATGTCCAGACGATTATGAACCGCCTGGTCGCGATGGAGGAACGGCTGATCTGGATCCAGAAACGCTTGGATCGTGGCGACACGCAGTTCGATGAGCTCGAGGATCGCATTGAGAGTCTCGAGCACTCGATGGTTCGCATCATGGCCGTCGCCGGTCTGCTCGGCGCAGGCACACCGATCGCGCTGTCGTTTCTGTTGAGAATGTGGGGATAGCCTGTGGACAGTATCATCGCAACCGGTGCGGCAGCCGTCGTGACGGGCTACCTCGTTGAGCTGCTGAAGCTGGCGAAGCCGGATCTCGACGCCGCGTGGATCGTGCTGTTCAGCGTGGTGGCCGGCGTCGGCTCGGCGCTGCTCGTCGGTGTCGCCAGTGGGCAACCGTGGGAAGCGGCGGCTGTCGCCACGCGCATCCTCGAGGGCATCGCGGCGGCGGCCACTGCGGCGGGCCTGACGCGGACGATGCAGCGGGCCGACGTCGCGCGGTTCGACGCGCAGCATCGCCCGGACGCCTAGCCCTTGTGCTCAACCAAGACCGGCGCTGGGGTCTCCTGGGCGCACTGTATCGTGAGGACACGGCGGTAGCACGCATGACGCCGCGCGTGGCACAAGGAGGCGGGAAATGCCACGACCACTGAAGAGACTTAAGTTGGACGCGGATCAGATCCAGGAGCTGGCCGCGCTCGGCCACAGCGATCAGATCATCGGCATTCTGGCGGGGTGCGACGAGAACACCATTCAACGCCGATTTGGGGCCCAGTTAAAGGCGGGCCGCGCAAATCTGCACCACCAGATCCGCACACTGCAGCTCGAGAAGGCGCGGGCCGGCAGCGACACGATGTTGATCTGGCTGGGCAAGATCTATTTGCAGCAGCGCGAACACGTCGAGCAGACGATCCGGCAGGAGACCAGCATTGTCATCGACCTCGGCGACACGCCAGGTACGTAGCATCACGCTGCGTCACAGCAGCGCGACGACACCGCAGCGCGAGTTCTGGTCGAGCGCGGCGCGGTATCGCGCGTTCGTCGGCGGCGTCGGCAGCGGTAAGAGCCGCGCCGGCGCCGTCGAGGCATTGCGCATGCCGGCGGGTACGGTGGGGATGGTGCTGGCGCCGACGTATCCGATGCTGCGCGACGCCACGCTGCGCAGCGTCGCCGACCTCGCCCAGCGCGGCGGCATCGTGACGTCGTGGCATCGCACCGAGATGCGGATGCAGCTGGTGAACGGCTCGACGGTCCTGTTCCGGTCCGCCGATGATCCGGATCGCCTGCGCGGCCCGAACCTCGCGTGGTTCTGGCTCGACGAGGCCGCGATGATGGCGCACGACGTGTGGCTGAT